AAGATTGCATCGTCGTCCTGAAAAAGCGTAAGTGGGCGGCGTCCACCAGCCACGGAAAATACACGACAATTGCCAACGCCTCCCGAGCTGGACGTTTTCGCTATGCGTTCCAGATGGCGGGCGCGCAGCGCACACAACGTTGGGCCGGTCGTAAGGTGCAGGCGCAGAACCTCCCGCGCACACCTAAGTGTCTGGAGCCGAAAGACGGCGACATCCGGAAGCTGAACATCACCACCGAGATCATCCGAAAAGGCCGGTACGACGAACTGTCGCTGTGGATGAAAGAGCCAATGGAAGCCATCGTCGGCTGCATCCGCTCCACCTTCCGCGCCGAGGAAGACCACGAATTCCGCGTGTGTGACCTGGCGTCGATTGAATCGGTGGTGATCGGCTGGCTGGCCGACTGTAAGTGGTTCCAGGAAGTGCTGTCGAACGGCCGCGACATCTACAAATCGTTCGCTATGCACCTGTACGACAAGGCTTACGACGAGGTGACGAAAGCCGAGCGATCCATGGCCAAACCGGCGACCCTCGGATGCGGCTACCGCCTCGGCGGCGGCGAAGAAACCGAGACGTTCACCCGTACCGGTCTGTGGGGATACGCGGAGAACATGGGCGTCAACATGACGAAGGAAGAGGCGGCCGAACACGTTAAGGTGTTCCGTGAACTCTGCCCTGAAATCGTCGACCTGTGGTTCGATCTGGAGCAGGCAGCGTTTAAGTGCCTCAAGACTAAGCAGCCGGTACAGTGCGGGCGGGTGACCTTCGAATACCGCAAGCCGTTCCTGGCGATTCGCCTGCCGTCTGGCCGCCGCCTGTGGTACTTCGACCCGAAAGTGCTGCCGGTAACTCGCAAGTTCAAGAATAAATACACTGAGTCGTACACGGTTAACGGGAAGACAGCCACCCGCGAAATCGTGAAGGAAGAGTCGTACACCAAATACCAGTTGTCGTACATGGGGATGGACCAGAAGACCCGTAAGTGGTCGCGTCAGTACACCCACGGCGGAAAACTGGTGGAAAACATCGTGCAGGCAATCGCCCGCGACGTGCTGAAAGCTGGCATCATCCGCGCGACCCGCGACGGTTTCCAGATCGTCATGCACATCCACGATGAAATCGTATGTCACGAAAAACGTGACGACACCTATCACACGCTGTCCCGCCTGCAGGAACACATGACGGCACCGCTGTCGTGGGCGCCCGGTATGCACCTTGGCGGCGCCGGATGGACGGGGCCATTCTATATGAAGGACTAACGATATGCCGAGAAAAGACCCATTTGCGGTGGCCAGCGCCATCCGCGAGTCGAAAGTCGAAAAGGGGATATGCGAGTTCGCCGAGTATTACGGCTGGATGCAGTTTAAGGTCGTCAGTCCGGCGTTCAACGGGATGCCAGACCGCGGCTTTGTCAGGAAGACCGGCGACAAAAGCGAGTTCATCCTGGCCGAGATTAAGCAACTCGGCAAAAAGCCTACGACGCTGCAGGCCATCCGCGCGCGGGAACTGGCCAAACACGGGGTAGAGGTTCACTGGTTCGACAGCGTGGAGGCGGCCAAAGATGTATTTCGACGCTAAAGCCCGTATCGCCGCTGCTGAACTCAGCGACGCGAACCACCACGACTACCAGAAGGAGGCCATCGACTTCGCCATGCGGGTGCCGAAGTGCGCCCTGTGGATGGACTTAGGCCTTGGTAAATCCGGCGTGTCCGGCAAAGTGGTGTCCGAAACGCTGGCCAACCTGGAAATCAACCGCTGGCTGATTATCGCCCCGCTGCGCGTATCCCGCGTGACGTGGCCAGAAACGTTCAGCGAGTGGCGCTACCTGGCGGGCATCCAGTACACCGTGCTGTCGGACGAGCCGGAAACGTCGAAGGAAACCAAGGCGCAGGCCGTCATCCGCCGCTCGCGCACCAGCCGCACGTCTGTCGACATGGTCAACATGGAGATGGTGCCGACGCTGGTCGACTTCTGGCGGCGCGACTGGCCATACGACGGCGTGATTATCGACGAATCCAGTAAGTTCAAAGACCACAAGTCGCAGCGCTTCAAAAAGCTGGCGCTGGTCTTCAACTACATCAAACGCATGATCCAGTTGACGGCCACACCGGCATCCGAAGGGTACGAAAGCCTGTTCGCGCAGATCGCCCTGCTGGACGGCGGCGAACGCCTTGGCAAAGTCATCACCCACTACCGGAACGACTATTTCCAGCAGGACTACTACACCCGCAAATGGAAAATCATCGAGCGGTTGAAGCCGGAGGTCGACGCGAAGATCGCCGACATCACGCTGGTGATGAAAGCCGAAGAGTACCTTCCGGACCACAAAGAACCGCACTTCGTCGAACACAAACTGGAAATGTCGCAGAAGTTCCGTGACATGTACGCGTCCATGGAGAAAGACAGCGTCCTGGAACTGGGCGACGTCGAAATCGTGGCGGACAACGCGGCGGCCGTGTGGGGCAAACTGCTGCAAATGGCCAGCGGCATGGTGTATGAGACGTGGAAGGAGCCACACCCGAAAATCGAAGGGCGGATGGTGCTGAAACGCCGGCCCCACCTTCTCCACGACGAAAAGCTGGACGAACTGGAAGAACTGCTGGACCAGCTCGACGGGAAACCGCTGCTGCTGGCCTACCACTGGGAAGAATCGCTGGAACGCCTGAAAAAGCGCTTCCCCTGGGCTACCATTCTGGACAAGGAAGGGAAGTACAAAAAGGCGTGGGACGCCGGTAAGATCAAGATGCTTATCGCGCACCCGCAGTCGGCAGCGCACGGCCTGAACCTGCAGAAGCCGACGAACCAGATGTGCTTCTTCGACATCCACCCGTCGCTGGAAAACTTTCTGCAGTTCATTGGCCGTTTGAACCGCCAGGGGCAGAAAGAAAAAGTCTTCGTTCACCTAATGCTTTCCAAAGGCACGTATGATCTGCGAACATGGGAGGCATTGAAACAGAAACAAGACGGCGAACAGGCACTGCTTAATCGCATCCGGTACTTGCAGCGCAAGATGCGCGAGGCAATCCGGAAAGAGCAGGAGTCGACCGCGAGGGGCGCCATGGCCATGGCCGACGAAGACGACCTGCTGTAATCGCCCATTGCCAAGACAAAGACGTTCGCCGTAAATTATCGGCAACGTCTTTTTTCATTTTAAGGACTCCCATGGCAAACAAAGACCTCAAAGAGATCAAGAACGCCGGCCCCGACGAGAAAACGAGGTCGATGATTCATGAGGGGTGTTCAATATCCCAACTGGCTGACATCTTCGACCGTGATCGCCGCACGGTGACGAAGTACATTCACGATGCGGGGGTGAAACCTTGTGCGACAAGAAACGGAAATCCCATCTACAAACTGCGAGACGTCGCTGGCTATCTCTGCGACATCGATCCGGACTTCATCGACCAGCGCATCCGCAACCTGAACCCACAGGATCTTCCGCCGCTGCTGTCGAAGGAATACTGGAACGGAAAGCGAGCGCGACTGACGTATCTGCGTGAAGAGGGCGACCTGTGGGAGACGTCGCAGATTCAGATGCTGCTGGGCGTGTGGGTGAAGAACTTCGTCACCGGCGTCCGCCAGGTTCAGGACACCATCGACCGCCGCGAAATCCTGACGGAGACGCAGCGAGAAGCGCTGGTACAGGAGATGGACAGCCTGATCAACATGACCCGCGAAACACTGGCCAACGCCATTCAGCGCGCGAAGGATACGGCAGATGAAGACGACCTACTCTAAGGCGTTCGATACGGTCTATGACGTCTTTCTGGCGGCGGTAGACACCATCCGCGCGCCGGAGCGTATTTCCGTTTCGCAGGCGGCCATGAAATACCGGTACGTGTATCAGCCAGGTGCATACATCGGTCCGTGGAAGAACTCGGAAACGCCGTACATGGTCGAGCCGATGGACATGTTCACCAGCAGGACGAAGATTGCCATGGCGCTGATGATGTCGGCGCAGACGGGTAAAACGGACTCCATGATCCTGAACACCACCCTGTACACGACCATCGTCGACCCGATGGACATGATCATCTACAACCCGACGCACAACCTGGCGCGCGACTTCTCCATTCGTCGTATCGACCGTCTGATGCTGCATTCGAAGAAAGTCGGCGAACAGCTTTTGAAGGGGCGCGACTCGGACAACGTGTTCGACAAACACTTCAAAAACGGCACCATCCTGTCGCTGTCGCATCCGGCGCCAGGGGAACTGGCCGGTCGTCCAATCGGCCGAGTTTTGATGACCGATTACGACCGCTTCCCGATGGACGTGGGCGGCGAAGGTTCGCCGTTCGACCTCGGCTCAAAGCGTACAACCACCTTCGGTTCCATGGCCATGTGCGTGGCGGAATCGTCGCCGTCAATGCCGATCATCGACCCGAAGTGGATTGCCCGCAGCCCACACGAAGCGCCGCCGTGCGACGGCATCGCCAACCTGTATAACCGCGGCGACCGGCGTCTGTGGTTTTGGCCATGCCCGCACTGCGAGGAATATTTCGAAGGTCGCTTCGAACTGCTGACGTGGGACAAGACCAAGCCGACCAACCTGGAAAAAGCGCGCACCGTTCAGATGATCTGTCCGGAGTGCGGCAGTCTGATCGACTACAAAGAGCGCCGCGAGATGCAGCAGTGGGGCATATGGGTGCCGGAAGGTATGCGCATCGAAAAAGGCAAACTGGTCGGGGATGTGCCGGACAACCTGATCGCCTCCTACTGGCTGAAAGGCGTGGCCGCAGCGTTCGTGACGTGGGAAAAGCTGGTGTTCTACTACCTGAACGCCGAGGACGAGTACCAGCGCACGATGTCGGAAGAGGCGTTGAAGAAATTCTGGAATACGGACATGGGGATGCCGTATCTGCCGAAGTCGATGCGATCGGTCCGGTCGCCGGACAGCATTAAGGCCATGGCCATCTCGCTGCCGGTCAAAACGGTACCGAGCGACGTCCGGTTCCTTGTGGCCACCGTCGACGTCCAGAAGACAAAATTCGTGGTGCAGGTGTGGGGAATCCGCCCTGGCCAGCCGTTTGATCAGGTGCTGATTGACCGCTTCGACATCGTGAAAAACCCGATGCGCGTGGACGCCAACGACGAGCCGGAGCCGCTGGACCCTGCTGGCTACCTGGAGGACTGGCACACGCTGACGCGTCAGGTCATCCGCGCTAAGTATCCACTGGAAGGTGGCGTCGGCGTCATGGGCGTTAAACTGACCCTCTGTGACTCCGGCGGCCGCGCGGGCGTGACAGCCAACGCGTATAATTACTACCGCCAGTTGAATTCGCCGGACTACCAACTGGGGGCGCGCTTCCTGCTGATTAAAGGGCGCAACACCCCGAACACGCCGCGCGTCGCGCTGACGTATCCGGACTCCACCCGCAAAGACCGCTACGCCAACGCGCGCGGGGAAATTCCGGTGCTGCTGATCAACACCAACCTGATTAAAGACATGTTCGACGGGCGCCTCGGCGTGATGACACCAGGCAAAGGCATGGTCGTTCATCCGGACTGGCTGTCCGACGATTACTACCGCGAACTTTGCGTGGAGGTGCGAACCCCGAAAGGGTGGGAGAACCCGAACAGCGAACGAAACGAGGCATGGGACTTAGGGTGCTACTGCATCGCCGGTTGCGTCTCGCCGTACATTGGCATCGAACATATCCAATGGGACCGGCCGCCGCTGTGGGCGGAAGAGTGGGACAAAAACATCATGGTGGAACTCACAACGGAGAAAGGCGAGATTGTTCGCGCGCCCGCTTCCCGCTATGATTTCGCTAAATTCGGTTCGGAAATGGCTTAGGGGGCAATATGTTTGATTGTGCGGGACTCACCTGCGAAGAACTGCAGGACATGTTAGCGGAAGCGCGCAAGGCGTATTCGCAACTCGTCTTAGGGGGCGCGGTACGCGTCGTGGTGGACCAGAACGGCGAGCGTGTGGAATTCACCGCAGCTAACCGCCAGTCGCTGAGCCAGTACATCCAGACACTTCTGTCCTACATGCGCGAGAACGGCTGCATCTGTACGCCGGCCCCGCAGCAACAGAAAGCGTTCCGCTTCATCTTCTAAGG